GAGATTGTACAAAAGTTATTTGACGATCGAAAGAAATATAAGAATTTAATGTTGGTAGCACAAACTAAATATGAAGAGACCAAGGATAAAGTCTGGCAAAAGGAAATATCTAAGTATAATAATTTTCAGATGGCTCGAAAGATTCAGATGAATTCGTTATTCGGTGCTATGGCAAATGAGTTCTTTAGATTCTATGATGACCGAGTTGCAGAGGGTATTACTCTTACAGGTCAGTATATTATTCAGAAAGTCGGTGTTGCTTTAAATGCATATCTAAATAAAATATGCGGAACAACGAATTATGAGTATTCGTTTTATTCTGATACTGATTCTTGTTATGTTACATTTGCACCACTTGTAGAAAAGTTCTATAAAGGTAAAGCACCAGAAAAGATTGTAGACATTCTTGATGAGATTTGTGAGAGCAAGATTCAAGAGGTACTGAATAAAGTATCAGAAGAAATGGCTGTTTATACTAACGCCTTTGATAATAAGATTTCGTTCAAGCGAGAAGCAATCGCGGAAACAGGTGTATGGGTAGCAAAGAAACGATATGCTTTAAATGTATATAATAACGAGGGTGTTAAATATGCTGAACCTAAGTTAAAGGTTATGGGATTAGAAATTGTTAGATCATCCACACCCGAACCAATTAGAGATGGTTTGCGCAAAGCAGTTAAACTTGCCCTGACATCTAACGAACAAACTCTGCAAGATTACATCCGAGGGTTTGAAGCAGAATATAGAAAGATGCCGCCCGAGTTAATATCTTTTCCTCGAGGAGTTAACGGATTACTAAAATATACAGATAGAGCAGCCATATATAAACAGGCTACTCCGATGCATGTCAGAGGAGCTCTATTATATAACTTTCATATCGAACAAAATAAGTTGGGTATGAAATATGAAAAAATTAAAGAAGGCGATAAGATTAAGTTTATATATTTAAAAGAACCTAATACTATCGGTGAAAACTGTATAGCATTCAATACCGTTATACCTCCAGAATTAAATCTAACAAGATTTGCTGATTATGATACTATGTTCGAGAAATCATTCTTGGAACCAATGAATACAATTCTAGATGGAATCGGATGGTCTGCTAAACCACAAGCAACATTAGAAGGATTATTCGGATGAAAAAATTATTAGCAACATTATTCGTAGCATTACTTGCTACAACTTCCCAGGCATGGGAACAGCGTCAACCTTTGCCACCAGAACAATGTAAAGTACATAGCCCATTCGGGTTTGCCGATAGTGCAAAGAAATATACACCTATTTGTCGACAGGGATACTTTGTTGCGTATGATGCACCTGCAAAGATCCCTGCGTATGTAGCATACACATTAGAACCAAAAAATGCGCTAGGTTGTATTGCAAGAACAAATGCCTTTGCTGCAGATCAATCTGTTAAGGGTGGCCCAGTTCCAGGTGATTATTCTGGCACCGGATATGATAGGGGTCACGTATCACCCGATGGAGACTTAAGCTGGGATCAGCAAGTTGAATATGAATCATTCCTTATGACTAATATGGTTCCCCAAGCAGGATCATTGAACAGAGGCATTTGGAAATTATTAGAAACATCTGTGCGCGCATGGACGGTTCAATTGGATGCACCTTTTACAATTTACGGTGGCGGTATCTATAATGACACAGATAAGAAAATTGGTTCGGGTGTTGTTGTGCCTCACGCATATTACAAGATTGTAATCAATCGCAAGTCAAATGAATATGCTGCTTGGTTGTTCCCACACACTGCACCATATCCTAATCTAGGAAACGATTTAGCAAAATACAGAGTGCCTGTTTCATTTGTAGTCAAAGAAGCAAAGATTGCGTTTGGTGTTCCACCGAACGGCAAAGAAATACAACCAGGCAAAGAATGGCCTGTTGACTTTGGTAAACTAACCAAAGATAAAAGAGCAAAGTGTGGATCATCGGCATCTGCAGATTGATCTTTTTACTTGACAAATACAGCGTTATACATTATAATATATTATATACATAAGGAGACACTATGTCATTACTTGATAAATTGAAGAAAAATTCGACGATCAAAGAAACAGAAGTTTTAAATAAATCAAAATTCTTTCAAAAGAAAGATATGATTCAAACATCTGTTCCTATGATCAATGTGGCGTTGTCGGGAAGTTTAGAGGGTGGCTTGACCCCAGGCTTAACAGTTTTTGCTGGGCCTTCTAAACATTTCAAGACAGCCTTTTCACTATTACTTGCGAAAGCGTATTTAGAAAAATATGAAGATGCTATTTTATTGTTTTATGATTCTGAGTTCGGTAGCCCTCAGTCTTATTTCGATAGTTTCGGGATTGACACAAGCAGGGTATTACATACCCCTATAACAGATATTGAACAATTAAAGTTTGATATCATGAGTCAGATTAACAATGTTGATCGTGGCGATCATGTTCTTATTTGTATTGACTCCGTTGGCAACCTTGCATCTAAGAAAGAAGTTGATGATGCACTTGAGGGCAAATCTGTTGCAGATATGACCCGTGCTAAACAAATGAAGTCATTATTTAGAATGGTGACACCTCATTTAACAATCAAAGATATACCGATGGTTGTTGTTAATCATACCTATTCAGAAATTGGCCTATTCCCTAAACAGATTGTATCTGGCGGAACAGGTATTTATTATTCTGCATCCAACATCTTTATTATCGGTCGCCAACAAGAAAAAGAAGGCACAGATGTTGTGGGTTATAACTTTATTATAAATGTAGAAAAATCTAGATTTGTAAGAGAGAAATCTAAGATCCCTGTTGAAGTAACATTCGAAGGCGGGATTAGTACGTGGTCTGGTCTATTAGATGTGGCAATCGAAGGTAAATTTGTAGTTAAGCCATCTAATGGTTGGTATTCTAAAGTGGATATGAAGACAGGCGAAGTAGAAGAGAAAAAGTATCGTATCAAAGACACATATACAAAAGAATTCTGGATGCCTATTCTTCAGTCGAAAGCATTTCGAGATTATATTGAAGCCCGTTATAAAGTGGCGTCTATAGATATTCTCGGAGCAGAAATGGCAAACATAGATATAAGTGAGGAGTTCGAGCATGCCAGTGAAGTATGAACCTTGGGTAATACAAGATAAGGAACAAGAAGTTTGGGGAGTAAAAATTATCGAAGGTGAGTTCGATGGACTATCACTTTCATTTAATGAATTTGATATGGAAAATGATACTCCAGACTTAGCGCTTGATTATACAGTAATACAAGTACCCGAAGGTAGAACCAAGGATGATATCCACGGTGATGAATTTGACTTGGTACTAAAAGGTATTGTTATAGATATATTAGAAAAGGCAATTGAATACAATGAAAATCGAAACGGTGATTCTACAGAATCTGGCCAATGACGATGAATATATGAGAAAAGTAATCCCGTTCTTAAAGCGGGATTACTTTTTAGATAATAGTGATAAGATAATTTATGATAAGATTAAAGACTTTATAGATCAATACAACGCAATACCAAGTAAGGATGCTTTGGTTATTTCTGTTCAAAATGACAAGTCTTTAAATGAAGATCAGTATAAAGAAGTAGCAGAGGCAATACTGCAACTTGATCCTACTGAGCATAATAAAGATTGGCTTTATAAGGAAACAGAAAAGTTCTGTAAAGATAAAGCAATATATAATGCTATTTTATCATCCATCGCAATCATAGATGGTAGAGACAAAGCTAGAACAGAAGACGGAATTCCGCAATTATTGCAAGAAGCTCTAGGAGTGTGTTTCGACAATAATGTTGGACATGATTATATTGATAGTTCAGATCAGAGATTTGAATTTTATCACAAGATTGAATCTCGTATACCGTTTGACTTAGACTATTTTAACAAGATTACAAATGGCGGAATGCCGAACAAGACATTGAATGTTTGTCTTGCAGGCACAGGTGTAGGTAAGTCTTTGTTTATGTGTCACGTGGCAGCATCGGTTCTTGCACAGAATAAGAATGTGTTGTATATTACTTTAGAGATGGCAGAGGAACGTATTGCAGAACGTATTGATGCAAATCTAATGAACATCACTATGGATCAGTTAAAAGAACTTCCAAAAGCAATATTCGATAATCGTATTGAAAAGATTAAAGATAGAACACAGGGCAAGCTGATTATTAAAGAATATCCTACAGCAGGTGCGCACACAGGACACTTTAAGGCATTGTTAAATGAATTACAACTAAAGAGACAATTTAAACCTGATCTTATTATAATTGATTATTTGAACATTTGCGCATCATCTAGATTCAAGGGTGGTGCTAATATTAATTCTTATACTTTGATTAAGTCCATTGCTGAAGAACTTAGGGGTATGGCAGTAGAAGAGAATGTTCCTATTCTTTCTGCTACACAAACTACAAGGGGTGGATATGGAAATACTGATGTAGAACTAACAGACACATCTGAATCGTTTGGTTTGCCTGCGACAGTTGACTTTATGTTTGCTTTGATATCTACAGAAGATCTTGAAGCAATGAATCAGTTAATGGTTAAAC